CGCACCGACTGGCCGTCGCCCTCCATCTGGACGTGCGGCGTCTCGCCGGCGCCGACGTTTTCGAAGCTGCCCTTGGGGAGGGAGTAGCCCACGTCGTCCTCGCAGTCGCGGTCGACCTTAATCTCGACCTTCACCTCGACGGCGTTGACGTTCAGGCGCAGGAAGCCGCCCTCGCCGTTCGCGCTGGAGTCGAACCGGCGGTCGCTGCCGAGCGCGATGGACATCGCCGACCACCGCTTGTAGCTGCAGTAGTGGGTCAGGTCGGTGGCGTTGCCGATGATCACGCACGCCGCGAGGTTCTTTTCGATGGCGTCAATGTCGTCCATCGCCGTTCCGTCGGTGAAGTTGCCGAACGCACGGCTGTTGCCGGTGCGCAGCGTCCCCTCAACGGTGCTGATCCCCGTGTCCGTCACCGGCCGCACCTCGGGAAGCCACGTGCGCAGGCCGACCGCGCACACGCGAACAGCCGCGCCGCCGCCGACGTTCTGGCGATCGCCGGCCAGGAACACGAAGTCGCCGTTCGCCCACGACAGCGTGCCGGACAGCGACGCCGTGGTCGTGCCGACGATGCCGGTGTCATAGTCGACCTCGTCGACCAGCGCGGCGGTGGCCGAGCGGAGCGCATCGGCGTGGAGCGATACCGAGGCGACCAGCGGCATGCCCTCGACGAAGTGGGTCACGGCGCCGTTGATGACGGTGAACCGGTCGGTTCCCGGCGTGTAGACGATCGGCGACGCAGCCAGCTCGCCCCAGCCCGACGCCAGCGCGCGGACGGACAGCATGTGGTGCGCCATGCGCATCGCCGAGGCCGCCGCGAACGCCACCGCGTTGAGGAACGCCGTCACGTTCGTGCGGGTGAGGGCCTTCGCCTTCGCCGACACGCGGATCGGAGCGTTGATCTCCTGCCACGGCATGTTGAACTTGAGCCCCGGAGACACGGCGCTGTTCGACGCCAGGCCCTGGGCGATCGGGAAGTCCTGGGAGACCGTGAAGATGTCTTTGAGCACCTGGGTGAACGTGCAGAAGTCGCCGCCCCCGTCGCTCTTCTTGGGCATGGCCTTCCAGATCGCGCCCTGCTTCGCCGCGATGCTGTTCTGGACGGTCTTGTTGCTGAAATACCGCTTCAGAATCCCGGCGACGGTGGTTGCGTTCAGTGCGGCGGCCATTGGCTAACTCCTGGTGTGTGCGTTCACGCGAGCCCCGCCTGTGCGACGAGGTACTTCATCAACTTCTCGGGGTCCTCGGGCTCATCGCCCGTGGTCGGCGCTGCGTCGCGCGCGCTGCCGCCGATGCTCGGCGTGTCGGCGCGCGGCGGAACGGCAGCGGCGGCCGGCTTCGCGGCGGGCGGTGCCCAGCCGAGCTTCTTGGCGGCGGCGATGCCCATGCCGGTCAGGTCGGTTTCGACGGCGGCGGCGGCCTTGTCCCAGCTGATCGCCTTGCCGTGCGTCGCGTGGTACTCGAGCATGTAGTCGGTCACCAGCGAGGCGCTCTTGGCCTGGTTGATGAGCGGGTATTTCGGCGACGCGGCGATCTCGCGCTGGATCTCGGCGACGCGGTTGGCGACGACGGCCTGGCGCTCGGCGTGCTCGCGGTCCGCGATGCGCTTTTCGAGCGCGGTCAGGCGCGGGTTGTCGTCGGCCTCCGCCGGCGGCGGCGCCTTGCCCTCGGCGATGCTCGCGTCGATGACGTCGTCGATGCTCTTGCCGTACTTGGCGAGCAGCGCCTTCGGGTTCTTGAGCAGGTCGGCGAGGATCGCTTCGTGGCCCTGCGACTCGCGCGCGGCGATCGTTGCCTCGCGGGCGGACAGCTCGGCCTCCCGCTTCTCCTGCTTGTCCAGCATCGCGCGCACGCGGCGGGCGGTGACGTCGTCGACCGGCTTCTCCGTCTCGGGCGGCGGCGTCTCACCTTCGGCCGGCGCGGTCTCGGCGGGCGCCTCGGTGGCGGGTGCTCCCTCAACGGGCGGCGTATCGGTCGCGGCGACGGGCGGCAGCTTGACTACCTCGGCGCCGGCGGCGTCCGCTGCGGCCAGTTCGGCCGCTACGATCTGGTCAAGCGACAGCTCGACAGGCGCGTCCGTGACCGCCGCTGTCGGCGTTGCCGCTGGTGCGTCCGTGGTCGGGTCCACGTAACTGCACAGGCGTCACAGCTACGGGCTGCGGACGGGCCAGTGCCAGGTCCCGAATTCGGTCCCGCGCTTGACGTGCGGGACCAGGCCGGCGCCGCCCTTCGGGTACATTACGAACAGCGACACTTCCTCGCTGCCATCGTCGATCACGATCGCCGCGCACTGAACCGGGTTGTCGGCGTCCTTCGGGCCGCCCGGGTGCGAGTAGATCACGGTGTCGCCGAGGGCAGGCGCTCGCTCGGTGGGCACGCGCCTGGGTAGGCTGGGCCCGTGACCGGCGGGCGGCTCGGTGGCCGGTGCGCGCACGGTGGCGTTTTGGTCGTCGTGATGTCGTTTGGTCATGGGTCTCCTGTGTTTACGCGGGTAACTGAACGGCGCCCGGCGGCGGCACAGCGCCAGCCTGGATGGCTCCGAGCTGGTCCATCGGCGCACCGGCGGCGGGCGGTGGCGCAGCGGCCCCGGGCGGCGCGCCAGGCGCGAGCGGCGTCGGTTTCTTGCCCTCGGCCCGTATCTTGAGCTCGCGCAGCTCGTCGACGTAGCGGCGGGCGAGCGACACGTTCTTGCGTGGCACCTTCTCCACCTCGGCCATCGCCAGGTACACGGCGGCCGTCTTGATCGCGATCTGGTAGTTGCCCACGGCCAGCTCGTCGGGGTGCTTCGCCTTCCCGTCGTACAGCATCGCCTCAAAGTGCTGGCTGAACATGACCTGGATGCTGTTCTCCAGCGTCTGCTCGCTCTCGACGTCGAGGTCCGACATCGCAGCGCGTGCGCGGTCCACGTCCCACAGCTGCGATTCGAGCATCTTCAGGATGAAGTCGAGGCGCGCGGCGGGCGTCAGCGGCAGGAAGCCGGTCGGGTAGATCGTGACCTTCTTCTTTTTTAGGTCGGCGATCGTCTTCTTGAAGTCCACGACGTCGATACCCTTCGGCCCCTCGGCCTCCACCTCGTATTCGCCACCGTCGGCGACGATGTCGGCTGCCATCTCGACCACGCGGTTGAAGATCTCGACGTGCGGGTTCTCCCAGGCGCGCTGGGCGTAGATCTGAAGCCGCAGGTTCTGCGACTCCATCGCCTCCCGCTGCGCGACGCCCGACTCGGTGCCCGCCGCCTTGTTCCCCTCGCTGGCGTTCTGGCTGATGCCGGCGAATCCGTACATGTTCGCGATGAGCTGCGCTTCCTCGGTGAAGAACTGCGGCGGCAGGTAGTTCCACACCAGCGCGATCGGCGGCTTGTCGGTGAACTCGATCACGCCGGCCACGTCGTTCGTCAGCTGCGCCTTGTCGATGTTGCTCCCGCGCTGAATGCCGACGTGCGGGCGGCCCATGAGCTTGCGCGCCTTGCGCTTGACCCACTGCATGTGGTTCAGGTCGACCTGCATCGTCTCGAGGAACGACGCGAGCGACGTCCCGCCGAAGCCGACAAGGAACGGCTCCCAGATGACGAACGTGTAGGGCGTCCACGTCTTCTCGTACGGCTCCATCACGAGGCGCTTGCCCGCGTCCGACTCGATCACGATGCCGTGCCACCCGTCGTTGCTCTTGGGCGTCGAGCGGGCCGCGTAACACTCGCGCACCAGCACCATGTCGGTCGAGCCGCCGTTCTCCGTCGGGACGGTGTCGGCCGCGGCGATGATGCCCTTGGCCTTCGGGAAGCGCGACATCAGGACCGCCTTCGACATCGGGCGGCGGCGGAACATCTTGCGGGGCCGACCGGAGCGCGCCGCCATGTAGTCCCACGACATTTCCCCCGGCAGCACGCGTTCGAGCACGACCTTGCGCGCCACCTCGGTGTACGCGATGCAGCCGAACCGGCACACCTCGCCGTCGAGCAGCGCGGCGCCCATCACGTCGTGTAGCGACGCCTCGGCCGACCAGCCGTCGAGCCACTGCGTCGCGGCCTTCGCTCGCCGCTTCTGATCTTGCGTGCCGTTCGTCGTCAGGAAGCGGCCGCGCACCTTCGCCCGGGCCAGCATCGCGTGGGCCGTGTTGACCACCGCGCGCAGCACGTTCCACGGGCTGATTTGCGTCGGGCCGGTGGTGCCGAGCGTCGGGCCCGCGGCGGACAGGAACGTGCCGCTGTAGGGTTGCAGGTCGGTGATCGGTCGCTGCTCGAACATGCGCATCAGGTCGAGGTCGCGGTCGAGGTCGAACCCGATCTGCTGCTGCTCGTCGATGGCGACCGACTCGTCGAGCATCGCCTTGGCGCGGTCGTCGGGCGTGCCGTCGAAGTCCGGCGACGTCCAGTCGCTCACTGGGCCGCCTTGTTCTTGCGCGGCGTGGCCTTCTTATCGGGGAACCAGCGCGGTTGCAGCCGTTCGAGCAGGAAGCGCGGATCACCCTCGTCGTCAGGCTCTTCCGCTCCGATGCGTTCGTCGTCGAGCGCCTCGGGCGACAGGTTGACGGCGATGGGGCCGCGCGCCGCGACCTTGGCCGGTGCCGCGCCGAGCTCCAGCGTCAGCTTGTCGGTGGCGTAGCGCGTGACGCCGTGGGCGCGGAGAATTTGGAGCAGGGCGGACAGCTGCTTACCGTGCACGGTCGCCCCCTATTCGGGTTTGATCGTGCTGGGCACGTCAGCGGGAAGCGCAGCCAGGACGTCGTCGAGATGAAGCACCTCTTTGAGGTTCGGGCACGGGTCCGACGGGCTGACCGGCGCGATTCGTCCGTTGCAGAAGTCGTTGCCCGCGACGGCGTCGTACAAGATTCCGACTACGGGAGCGCCGTAGCTCGGGAGCAGCACGACCTTGTCACCATTCTTCGCTGCGCGTCCGTTCTTGTAGTGCATGCCTACGCACCAGCGTCACGTCAGTCTCCCCATGGCGATCCCGGTTCGATCTCCTGCTGATCGGCCTCACGCCCCACCGGTAGGTCGTCAAACGACGGTTTTCGGGCGCGGCGCAGGGCGGCAGCGACCCGCTTGTTGCGCTCGGGTGGCGGCGGTGGCGCGACAGCGTCAGGGAGCAGCGGCAGCGCCTTGATCGCGGCGTACCGCAGCGCTGGCACCAGGTCGCTGTGCCGCCCGTGCTCGTCAATCTTGCCGCCGACGACGCCGTCAACCCACGTCGGTCCCACCATGTCGAGCGCCAGTTGCGAGCCGCGTCGTATCTTGAGCCGCCCGTTCTGCAGCAGCGTGTTGACGGCGCGCACCTGCATCCCGATCGGCGGCTTCTGCGCCTCGACGATCGGCACGTCCGGATAGAGGCTCTGCACGGTGCGGATGGTCTTCTGCCCCAAGCCGCCCGGGTCCATTGCGATCAGCAGCGGGCGGCGCAGGTCGTTGTGGTCGTTGACCATCTCGGCGCATGCGATGCTGTCCTGCCCGCTCTCCTGCTCCTGGTCGGTCACGTGCACGGCCATCGCGTCGCCGTTCCACCCGAGGCACACCAGGGCGTCGTGCGCCGACACGCCGATGTCGCCACCGGTGACGTGCGTGGCGCACTCTGGCGCGGGCTCATCGACCAGGTTCTTGTCGGTGAGCTGGTAGACCATCTCGGCGAGC